TAGGAGTAAATTCCTGTACGGGTATACCCATAGCCCGAAGCTCAAATATCAACGGAGAACCGGCAGCTTTTGCTTCCACAATCAATGCATCAGGATCCCACTCTTTGTATTCTGCATACGCTCGTTGCTTTAACTCAGGAAACTCCATCCGTTCTTTAAAAGCATTAAGTAATATGATATTTGGCTGTTCTAAGCCCGTTGCATCAGGTTGGTAGAACACTCCCCAAGTCGTACAAGCGCTGTAATCTGACCGTTCTGTCTTTAAAAACGCCGTATCCCAGCTTTGTATCAAAAATTCACAGTGTGGTGGGTTATCGTGCTCCCAAATTTGCCACCATTCCCGTTTAATAATCGCCGAAACATCTGAAGTTGGCTGCTGCATATACTGAGCCATCCATTTACTTGCCGGAAGTTCAGCTTTTAGGGCTTCTAACTCAAGTTTTGACCAAAATTCAGGCCAAAGTGGCTTTCCAGAGGGCAAAATTGCAGGAAAATCTATAACTTCCCACTCTTCTCCGCTTCTTTGGGCCGCAGCTTTAATAACTTGCCCCGTTAAATCCTTTTTAGACCACCTTGTCATTACTATAACAATAGCCCCACCCGGTTGTAAACGCTGCCGAGGACCAGATGTGTACCATTCGTACGTTTTATCGTAGATTTCGGGGTTACTTTCGCTTAGAGCAGCCTCTTGTTCAGAATGGGGGTCGTCAATGATGAGAAGATCAGCGCCTTTACCAGTGACAGCACCGCCAACACCAATAGCAAAATAATCACCACCATAATTAGTAGCCCAGCGACCTGCCGCCTTTGAGTCTGATTGGAGTGCAACGTCAGGAAAAAGGTCTTTATAGACATCAGAGTTGACCAAATTTCGGACTTTACGACCAAAACCCACCGCCAACTCCGCCGTATGTGACGTCTGAATAATTTTCTTTCCGGGGAATTTTCCGAGGAACCAAGCAGGTAGAAGGTAAGAAGCGAACTCAGACTTAGTGTGACGTGGAGGCATATTAATAATGAGTCTTTTAACAGTTCCATTTGCTACCCTTTCAAACGCTTGAGCCATTTTTACGTGATGTCGCCCATGAATAAAGCTAGGCCAGACATAGTTAACATACGCCATGAAGTCTTCTTTTGCCAGCTCGTGGGTCTTAACTTTCCTCGCTTCGGCAATGAGTTGACCCACCTTCTGCTGGACAGCGGGTGGTAGATTGGGTAGGCTTTCTTCAGCCTTCTTCAGTAGTTCCGGACTCATCTTTACCTAGAACGTCATCTAAATCTATATCCCCGATGCTTAGAGGGACTTCTTTCTCAATCTCTTCTTCAACCACTTTGCCCATGTAAAGTTCAAGGGTTTTAGCCAATTCTTGCTCAATTGAGTCAATAGAACGGTTTACAACATTAACTTCTACCCTGTCTGAGAAAAGCCCAACGTTGCTTAGTTTGCCCAATAGCTCAAGAACTTTAATGCGAACACGGGGGTCAGCATCGTTAGAATCCATAATTAATTTGTTCGTAACGTAGTTACGTAGTCTCCTGCCAGCATCTAGAACCTCGTGATCCCATTCGGATAGGATAGCTTCAAGGTTGACAATCGTGCCGGGGGTTAAGGTTTTTACGGGAGGCAGTTGTCCATTAGCAGCAATCTGGTGTGATTCTGCTTTGTCCTGGTCTGTAACTTCAACCGTAGCACCTTGTTTTATCAGCTCTTGTACTGTTTCAAACAACGCGTGTGCCTTCTCTCGGAAATCCTCTAACTCTTCTTTTGTCGTATCAAAGGGTAAAGGTATCCCTACTTCTGGCGTAACAACTATAGGCATATGTCCTAGCTCTATGTAGTTCCAATGTGTGGAGTGTAACACACAATTTGGGGGCCGTAGCCCCCGTTCTTATTTCTTTTTAGGATCGCTATACAAATCTTTCCAAGTATCCATTACACAGTTATACCAAAACTCGTACGCATCTTTAGTCTGCTTGGTGATAACTTCGAACTTCTCTAGTGCATCTTTGTATTGCTTTTCAAAATCGAACATGGTGTTCTCCTATAGGTTATGTTGCGGTGCAACAATTATATCAAAATTTTTTATATAGGGGGGTGGGGGTATGTTGCAAGAAAACAACAAGGGGGGTGTTTCTGTAAAGATGTTATTAGATATAGGGTAAACCCTTAATAGGGGGTGGGTATTGTCAAGTGAAAATAAAAACTATATATCGGGTGTGCATATTAATAAGCTAGATGAGATGGGGGGACTCCTAAATAGGATTTGGGGGGTGGGGGTCATTCAATTTATTAACACCTGTTAATATGTTTTTAAAATGCTTTGTATTTTCCCTAATTTTGGTAATATACATATAAGGGTTCAGCACCTGCCCTGTATCGAATTTATTAACAGGTGTTTACATTTTAATAGTGAGGTTTATTATGTCATCAACTAATTATCAAGAGTTAGTATCAAGTGTTAAATCAGCATTAAAAAGCGTTGAGCAGTCTGAAACTAAACTGCAAACTATGGGAGCTGAAGTATTGGACTTCTTTAAAACTGAGTCCGCTATGGATGAAGTGAAAGCACAGTTTATCGCTGACGCAATTTTGCCTGTAATTAAAAAGCATCACGCTGAGGCATTGGCTAAGGACTTACCACGCAAGGGTTCGAAAGAGTATAACGAGGCTATCGCTAAGGATGCCTCTTACGCTGATAAATTCGATATAGCGAATAAGGCTAAAAAGGATGCAAGAGCCACTCTCAATACCTATTACAATCGTGTGAAGTCTTATGCTTTCCCTAAGGATAAAAAGGACAAAATAGTTAAGTCCTATGCCGATAAGATCAAAACATTGATCGAGGAAGGCGGTAAACTAAAAGAGGCGGACTTCGATTTAGTCAAAGTTATGGGATTCTTAACTCAGGCTTATCAAGCCACTCAAAAGTAAGTAGCAAGTAGTTTGTAGGATAGCCCACTTCGGTGGGCTTTTTCTTTGCCCTTTGTTTTAGCCCATCATCTATGATGATAGTTTCTGATGCTTAAGCTGATGCTGATGGCAATTTATTAACAGATGTTCATAAGTTGTTGATTTAATTGAATGTTCCGAATGTTCCGCAATGTTCCATGCAGTTAGAACATGGTTTTTCTGAGCAAAATCAATGAGTTATAGCATTAAACCCGATTGTGTTCCTTTGTTCCATATATATATATATCTAAACAATTTGATTTGAACATTACATTGTAAGGTGTTTAAGTGTTTCTGTTCGAGTGACTTGTTTTTAAGGTGAGTATTCGTTGGAACATTGGAACACAATCGGATCGAAGTTCGTAAGTATATGATTTACAACAATATAGTCGTGTTCAATTCGCTTGGAACATTGAGGAACAAGTGATACACTACTTGGAACAACATTACATTGTAAGGTGATATCTATGTATATATGCAGAGTATGTGGAGAGCCGATAGATGACGGCAGAGCAGACTTAGGTTATCGCACTTGTTTAGTGCATGGTGATTTAGATGCCAAAGCTCGGAAGTTCTGTGTCGTGCCAATGCATAAGTCAAATTATGTGGCAGTATTTGATCGTGATTTATTAACAGGTGTTAATCAGAAAGGTGGGATAGTGAAATGAGCAAGACCGAATTAGAAATGTGGGATGCAAACCAAGAGCAAGTCCAATTAGATGAGCTAAAGCGTTCATTCCAAAAAATCCATGAGAAAGCCCGAAATGATGCCGAATATCTTATAAAGCACCATAAACTAGACCAAGTAAGCGATATGGTTTTAGAGGCTTTGATTGACGATTTAATGATGGAAAGGGATGCCCGAACATGGGCTTTTGAAGCAGAAACTAACTTTTATAGGGATGTGGGATTATGAGCCATATGTCAGAATTAGATATCGAATTGCATGATGCAATGGATAGAGCAGTAGAAAGATTTAAGGAACTCTCATCAAACGAGGATGCCAGCTTTTATGAGGCAAGTGATGGGAATACTTATTGTTTCGAACTCAAAAAGGATGGAGTTGGTATCCATGCTGAGTGTTGGGAGTGTGATGTAAAAGAGCATACGATTCACTAATTTATTAACAGTTGTTCATTTATTGGAGGGCATTATGAAAAGCCAAGATATATTCTTATTTGTAGGTATTTTTGTAGGTGCGGTAATGTGGGGTTCGATTACTAGCTTACTTGAGAATAACGGATTATTAGCTATTTTCGGGTTAATAGTAAGTTGCACCATTATGGGGGTTGCATTGGGTATGCATATTGTGGGGAAAGATAATGAAACTAATTGATAGGTTGTGGGATATTGTCCTAGTTATTCTTTTAATCGCATTTATGGCTAACTTAATATATGGGGGGATAAGCCATGTTGTTAGATAACCGAACAGGCAGAGAATTACATAGTGGTGATTGGATAGCCCGAAAGGATTACAAGGGCTTTGTGCGTAGATACGAGTTGATGGCGGTAAGTGAAGATAATACTCGTGTCCAAGTCAGAGAACTAAATGGGGAAGATCGGTGGTTGTATCACTCATTCCCACTAACTAGGTTGCATTTGAAGTGGGTGCTGGCATGAAGATATTTGGGGTTTTTATGGGTGGTTTATGCCTACTCACAGGGTTGTATGGGTTGCACTTGGACAAGGCGAATATGTTGTTGGTGTTGTCCGTAGTGTTTGGTGTGTGGTTGTTTACCTATTCGATGGGGGAGTAAATGGAGTATTACAGAGGGCAAAGGATAGACGAGTTGCTAGCAGTCATAGAGGAGATGGAGAAACGGCTCAGGCTATTGAGTGTTGATATAGACCCGTTCTCGATGGCACGATATGAGGAAGTAGCACAAGGCTATACGAGTTTAGCCCTAGCAAAAGCAAAACTATCATCATTGAAAGGAGATGTAAGATGAGGCATTTTATGATGAGTTGTCCTAGGCACTTAAGACCTAAAAAGGTTCGGGCTAGGGTTGGGCGGTTTTGGCTAAAAGAATTAGTCAAGTCAAAGCGTGAGAAGTGTGTGCGTGAAAAGAAGATGTCGATTATGTTCGGCAGAGTCAATAAGAAGTGGTGGTTCAAAAGTAGCGATGAGAAGTTCTTTTATTATTAACAGTTGTTCATAAATCGTGAGGAGAAGTAAATGAGTATCAATCAAATGATGCGTGGGTATGACTATTACAAGCAGAAATACCAAAATATCAAGCCCATTCGTGGCAGAGCAGTTGAGTGCAGACCCCTAGGCAAGCGTAGTAGGGATTGGGAAACCATCGAGAAAGATGCTAACGAGGTTTATAGTGCCAAGTTGTATCGGACTGAGTGTGTGCGGTATCACTCTAATGGGGATATTCAAGTTGTATGTGGTAGTTATGCGACCCCGATTACGGCAGACTTTATCCATACCCATAGCCCATTTTATGCATACAAGAAATACAACAAGATTTGGGTGCAAGTTGCCAACAACAAGGGTGGTGAGCATAGGTTGTATCCGATACCCGAAACCGAGGAAGGCTTGACTTTTAAATATGTGGGCGAAGGCGAAACCTTTACTTATGAGCCGACAAGTGCGGTAGTGGTTGAGCAGATTGTGGTGGACAGGGAGAAAGCGAAGGATGCTCGCAAGCCCATGAAACCATTTTTAGATTGGGCACGAATGATAAACAAGTTGTCAGATGGTTGGGTAATGAATGAAACCAGAGAGCAGTTCGGAACATATAAGTTAAATGGTTGGCGAGGTGAATACGATTATGGTGTGCCAGCAGATGTAGCAGAGTTTCAATGGCATGGTGGGATAGATTGGAAACCCGAAGGTGCGTATAAGTATCTTTCTGAATGTGAGTCAGATGACTACATGAAAATCTATCTGATGATTATGTCTGACCCAAACAAGGCAAAAGATAAGCGATTGGCTAAAACAATGAAGAACCCCAATCCACAATACAACAGTCATGACATAGAGTTGTTTGATTATCAGTTCGACTATGAATCTCTCAAGCGGTCAGTCTATCGGATGGTGGAAGATGCGGTTGATACCAAAAAGAAAATATCAGTTGAGGTAGGTGGTAAGGCGATTACTAATATCGCTGGCTGAAATGCTTGACAAAGATGTTTATAGGTGGTATAATGGTTTTAATAAGTCGTAGTAGTTGAGTTGTTCTTTTATTAACAGTTGTTCATAAATGTGAGGAGTTGTATATGTCAGTTATTGACTTTGGAAGTTCGGTTTCGTTGTCTGAGTTTGCTCATTCGATTGGGACTGTGGGTAAAGATGTAACTATCATTGGTCGGGGTGAGCCGGGAATTGGTAAAAGTTCAATGCTCAAGGTGTTGCAGAATGTTTATCCCGATTATGAGGTGGCATATATAGATTGCACATTGTTGGATTTGGGTGACTTTGCTTTGCCCTATACGGAAGTGGCTGGAGATATGAAGGTCACGAAGTTTGCACCTAATGCAAGATTCAAAATGCATTGTGATAAGCCTGTGATTGTCATGCTAGATGAGATTGGCAAAGCCATGAAAGCGGTTAAGAATGTGCTATTGACTCTCATGCTGGAGCATCGTATCGGTGATGCGTATCTACCAAAAGGTTCTATTGTGTTTGGCACTTCCAATCTAATGAGTGATGGAGTGGGCGATATGTTAGAGGCTCATGCTAGGAATCGTATCTGTGAGATTAAGGTGCGAAAGCCTGACCATGACGAGTGGATTGAGTGGTCGTTGAAAAATGATATTGCTCCCGAAGTTATTGCGTGGGTTAAACAATTCCCTCATTCGTTGGCAAGTTATACAGACCCAAGTCAGAAGGACAATCCGTATATCTTCAATCCGACAAAGGCGGGGCAAAATGCGGTGGTGACTCCTCGGTCATTGGAGAAAGCTAGTCATATTGCAAAGCAACGGGAAAGATTGGGTGACTCGCTTACCATCAGTTTGTTGTCAGGAACAATCGGGGAATCAGCAAGCCGAGATATGCAAGCGTTCTTTACTGTGGTGGATAAGCTACCAACATGGGATGCGGTGATTGCGAACCCAGCTACGGCTAAGATGCCTGACGATACTGTGGCTAAATGTATCTTGGTGTTTAGTGCTATCGCTAGAGTAGATAAAGAAACACTATCTAAATGGCTGACCTATGCCAAGCGTATGGATATGGAGTGGCAAGCGTTGTTTGCGACTAGCGTTATGAAGTCTAACAAACAATCATTCGTTGTGCAGAATGGCGACTTCAAGGATTGGGCATTGAAGAACCAATGGCTATTCTAAAAGGTAGTTGGGTAGTAGTTGAGGGTAGGGGAATAGGTAAAGTGGAGATGGTTAACTTTATGCAAGATTACAGTCTAGTTAGATTCAGTAAGCAAAGAGTCATGGCTAGTATGGTGCGTAAAGATTCCATGATACCTATTGACCCAGCGTTTGATGTTTTATTAACAAGTGTTAACAAATAGGAGAGTGAGATGTTTTGGAACAATCGAGTAGTTAAAGAAACAATTACTTATACGCATGAAGATAAAGAAGTTACCGAGTATTACTATGAGATATGCGAAGTGTATTACAACGATAAAGATGAGCCATGTGGGTATTGCAAAGCCACAGTAGGTGGTGAAACTTTTGACGATATGCGTGAAGTGTATAGCCGTATGGCAGAAGCGTTTAAGTATGATGTGCTAGATGCCAAGACCGATTTCAATAACAAGTTTAACGAAGATGAGGAAGGAAGAGAGTATGAGTAAGCTATCAGCAGAGCAGAGGGTTCAGCGTAGTCATGTGACCCTGATGAAAGACCCAAGGTATTGTTTGTATTCGGGTGTGTTCATGATTGGTAAGACCGAGGTTAAAGATGATGTGCCTACTGCTTGCACCAATGGTCGTGATACCTTTTATGGTAGGAAGTTTGTAGATAAGTTGGGAGAGGCTAAGTTGAATGGTCTTATCTTGCACGAGAATCTACACAAGGCTTTCCGTCATACGACTACATGGAAACACTTATACAAAGAGCATCCACAGTTGGCGAACATGGCTTGTGATTATGTTATTAACTTAATGATTGTTGATTCAGACCCAAGCGGTAAAGATGTTACCTTGCCTGATGGTGGGTTGCTTGACCAAAAGTATAAGGGTATGGATTCGGGTGCGGTGTTCCGAGACTTGATGCAACAAGCTAAGAAAGGTTCGGTTCATGTAAAGACTATTGATAACCCTGAGGGTAAGGATATTCCTGTTAAGGGTGATAACGAGATGGAAGGTGAGGGATTCGATGAACATGATTGGGAAGGTGCGGAGTCTTTGTCTACCGAGGAGAAGGAAGCATTGGCAAAGGATGTCGACCAAGCATTGAGACAAGGTGCGATTCTAGCTGGTAAGTTGAGTGCCAATGTGCCTAGAGAAATTGCCGATGAGTTGGAAGCAAAGGTTGATTGGCGAGAGGCATTGCGTGAGTTCGTTACATCATTCTGTATGGATAAGGATGAGTCAACATGGCGCAGACCAAATCGTAGGTGGATTGACCAAGATGTTTATATGCCTAGTCTTATCGGTGAAAGTGTAGGGCGTATCGTTGTCGGAATTGATATGTCAGGCTCTATCGGACCCGATGAGATAGGTCAGTTCTTAGGAGAAGTTCGTAAGATATGTGAGTCAGTTAGACCGGAGGGTATCGACTTGTTGTATTGGGATACCGAGGTATGTCAGCATGAGAAGTATGAACAAGATCAGCTAGACAATCTACTTGCATCTACTAAACCTAAGGGCGGTGGTGGCACAGACCCCGAATGTATCCCTCGTTATATCGCAGACCATAAACTAAAGCCTGAGTGTGCGGTGATTCTAACTGACGGATATGTTTGCAGTTGGGGGGAGTGGTCATGCCCTACGCTGTGGGGTATTACAAGTGATGTAGTTGCTGGTGTAGGTAAGACTGTAAAGGTGAAGTAATTTATTAACAGATGTTCATAAATGTGAGGAGAAGTAAATGATTCAGAATAGTTCGATGTTAGTTGACCTAAACATTTCGGTGTGGACTGGTCGCAAGATGGATAAGAAAGTCTCGGAAGAGATTGATGCAAGCAAAGGCACTCATGCGAGGGCTGGAAACTATCACAAAAAACTTTTGGCTGGAACGCAAAAACTAGACGAGTTACAAAAGTTGGTGTCGGGTATTCGCACTTGGCACTATGAACAGACCTTGCCTTGGAGCGATGGTGGTAGTAGGTTGTTGCCAATGGCAAACTTCTTTGACTATAAAGCTACGCTCAATTCCTGGGAAACGCAGTTCAACGAGTGTGTCAATGAGTTCTTGGTCGAGTATCCAACACTTGTGTCGGCAGCAGCTTTTCAATTAGGTGACTTGTTTAGTTCAGACGAGTATCCCGATGTTCACAAGCTACAAGACAAGTTTAAGTTCAGGTCAGTATTCTTGCCTGTGCCGAGTGCTGGTGATTTCCGTATTGATGTGGGCGATACATACAAGGAAGAATTGAAGGCTCAGTATGAAAAGTTCTACGAAGATCGAGTCAATGTGGCTATGCAAGATGCTTGGGATAGATTGCACGATTGCCTAAACAAGATGAGCGATAAGTTGGCTGGGCAAGACAAGCAGATATTCCGAGACTCTCTAGTAGATAACGCAGTAGAGATGTGCGAGTTGCTTACTAGGTTGAATGTCACTAATGATTCGAAGTTAGAGTCATGTAGAAAGAAGTTGGAGAGTGCGCTTATAGGGGTAGACGCAGGTGAATTGCGTAAAGACGATGAGTTGCGGTTGGATGTTAAATCCAAGGTTGATGAAATCCTATCTATGTTCTAAGGAGGTTGTATGTTTGATGTTCTTAAGTTCGTAGTTGCATTAGGTTTATTCGTGGCGGTGGCATTGGGTGGGTTGTATTGGTATGTGCAAGATCAGACGGCAACGATTGTATATGCTTGTTCTGAGATAACCGATAAAGACCCAGCAGATGTGCAACGCATTTGTAAATACGCTATGAAATGGAAATGATATGGGGTATAGAAGCGAGGTTGGGTTTTTCATTGAATTTACTAAAGACCCTGATGAGTTTATTGCCCTGATGAAAGTTGATGGTCGAGATATATTCAAAGACTTTATGCGGTATATGTATATTGAATATTACAAAGACAGACCAGCAGAAGAAGATGACCCAAAAGGCGGTGTGCATTTTTATCACAATCATTGGAAATGGTATGAAGATTCGCAAGTTGGGTTTACTGAGTTGCTTGATATGGCAGAAAACTATGACAAGAACTTCAAAGCTAAGTTTGCTAGGACAGGAGAGGAATCAGACGACACAGAAGAAGATTGGTTTAACGATGATGGGTATGAGTTGGAGTATCCGTATGTAGTGCGTATGGTAGAAACGGCTATGGATTTAACTAAATTAAAGAAAGTGAGTGAAGATGCTAGTGCTTAAAGATGAAATTGATTTCCCCCAATTCAAATATTTGGTCAACGAGTTTAGACGAGTGCAAGTAAGTCGATTCCCGATAGAGGTTGTAGTTAGTAACGAGGGCATGGTGATAGGATTTGTTGATAGCAGATTCCCAACAGACCGTTTTAATGTGTCTAATATGCTGGCAATGTTGTATGTGGAAAGCAACACAAACGAAAAACCTACAATAACTATTGAGTCTAGGCTAATCAACAACGAGAAGTTTGCAAGCCATAACGACAAGTATCGCACTAAGTCTACCCATGATATCAAGAAGATGTTTAAGTATATGAAGGAATATATCAAGCCGTTCTCAGGTCAGGAGGTTGCCCAAAAGAGTTATAGGGGGGTGCAATATGAGTTTGAGCAATGGCAAACAAAATCCGCTTGGGGTGTTAGAGAAGCCCTCAGAGAATTAGATTGGAACGATTGGATGGAAGGTATCGGTAGGTTACAAGCGTTGGGTATTGAGCCACCTACAAAGAAGTTTGCAGAACTTGCTAGAACTGCGATCCCGCAATTTGAAGAGATGAAGCGTAGAAATGCAATGGAAGAACCTAACTACCATATTGCCATAAACCCCGATGATTCCGTTGTAGTTACTATCATGCGTGGCGATGACAAAGGCAGTTCAATCAAAGAATCCTTGGATGCGTGTCCGTTGTTTATTCAACAAAATATTGGTATGTTAAAAATGGTCAACGACAATGAACGCATACCTGAGGTCGGCACGAAAGTCAATGCTACTCAATTTTGGATTGAGGGTAAACCCCAAGAATAAATCCTTGCTAGTGGAATATTTAGGTGTTATAATATTTCTATAATTTGTAGTATTAGTGAGGAGTATAATGAAGCATCATTGGACTGTAGTGGTAGTAACAGACAAACAGGGCAACATTGAGAGTGCAAAACTAAACAATAACAAAACCTACAGTTCTTTTTTATTAGTGCTGGATAGGATGCCCTTTTACATATACGAAAGGAGTGCGTTGTTGAGACTAACAGATATAAGTAAGACTGCTAGGGGTGAAACTATTGGTAGGCGGTTAGAACCAAACAGATTCACTATATATCTTAGCAAAGACGAATACTACGAGACAAAAAGTTAACAGGTGTTAATAAATGAATCGAGAAAAACGAACTGACCCTATGTCCCATGCTGATATTGCCAAGCTATTTGGTGTAAGCAGAGCCACGATACAACGCATAGAACGCAGTGCTATGGATAAAATTAGAGAAGCACTAAAAAAGCGTGGGATAAAAATGAAAGACTTTCTATGACCCCTGAGAAAAAGGTGAAAAACAATGTTATTAAACTTCTTAAAGATGCTGGCGCTTACTATTTCTATCCCGTTGCTAGTGGGTATGGTGCTAGTGGTATTCCTGACATTGTCGCTTGTATTCACGGTAGGTTCATTGGCATTGAGTGTAAAGCTAATGGTGGAAAGCCTACTGCGTTACAAGACAAAAACTTAATCGACATTATGAACACAGGCGGTATAGCGGTGGTGGTAGATGAAACAGGAATAGATAAGTTTAAACATTTGTTGAAGGTGGGGTTCCCCAATGCTGGGGTTATTTACGATATGTTAGAGGAGGAAGTATGAGCGAAACAACTATTCTAAAAGAAGCCCATGCCATTATCTATGGCGACAGGGAGAAAACCTATGGGCATCCAGCCAAGAACCTTAAGGCGATTGCGACCATGTGGGATGTGTATATCAACAACAAGCAAACACCTGAGATTACTGCTAAAGATGTTGCGGCGATGATGATGCTTGTAAAGGTTGCGCGTTTTGCTAATGACCCGACACACAGAGACAACTTGGTAGACATATGTGGATATGCCGCTTTAATCGAGAGATGCGATGAGAATACTACCGAGTGATGCTAACAAGGTGCGGTTGATGCGTATGCTGGAGGGCAAGTATGCCTTTACCACTAAAGATGTGGCTCGTTGGCTAAAGGTGAAAAAAGACCAAGCCACTTTCTATGTCAATGAGTTACAGACGGAAGGTAAGATTGCGTTTAGTTACAAACTAAGAAATTTAAACTACTACAAGGTAATAAAATGAAATTATTAAATTTAGCGGCGACCCTAAACATGGTGCGTAAGACCTACAAGTTAGAGCCTGTGCATTTGGAGTTACTCAACGAGGTGGTGCTGGCTAATAAACATTTGGATGGCAAAGTTACTATCATGCAAATTCTTGAAGCGTTCCCATTAACCAGCCAAGCAACTACGCACAAAAACTTACAGATGCTTTTGAAGAAGAAGTTATTAACAACTGTTAATAATCCCGATGATGGGCGAGTTAAGCTAATAAAAACAGGGGCAAAGTTTACCGAATTGGTTGGCAACTTGGAGGCTGTATGAATAAATGCGTAAAGATAATCTTGGAACGCATGAAAACAAACCCCGATGAGTTTAGTGGTAATGGCAAGTGGGTTTACATAATGCATAGCTTTAAAGATATTTTTACCGAAGAAGAATCTAAGGCTCTTGGTAAACAATACAGAGAGATAAGATTGCCCATATTCGAGAAAGAAGTAATGGGTGCGTTGCTTATGGATGAAGACCAATTAGAGTTAGACCTAAACCCAAAAGTGCATAGAACTACAACAGGAAAGCTATTTAACTACTCATGAGCATAATTACATTAGACTTTGAGACTTACTACGACCAACAGTTTAGTCTTTCAAAGCTAACCACAGAGGAATATATCCGTTCAGACTTATTTGAAGTAATTGGAGTAGCCTATGCCGTTGATGATGATAAGCCTATATGGGTTACTGGCACTCGTTATGAGATTAAGCGTGAGTTACAAAAGATTAGCTGGGATACTTCTTTGTTGCTTGCCCACAACACCATGTTTGATGGGGCGATTCTTAACTGGGAGTATGGGATTAAACCTAAGGCTTACCTAGATACTTTGTGTATGGCAAGGGCGACTCATGGGGTAGATGCTGGCGGTTCGTTGGCTAAGTTAGTAGAACGCTATAACCTTGGGCAAAAAGGCACAGAAGTTCTTGATGCTAAAGGCAAATATCGCTCAGACTTTACGGATGCAGACTTGGCTCAGTATGGGGAATACTGTAAGAACGATGTGGATTTGACCCGAAAATTGTTCAATATATTACACAAAACTTTCCCAACAAAGGAATTAAAAGTTATAGACACAACCCTAAAGATGTTTATACAACCTACGCTGATGCTGGATGAATCCCTACTCGTAGACCATTTGGAGACGGTGAAAAACATCAAGGCTAATCTTTTAAAGGATGCTGGGGTGGAGTTAGCCGACCTTATGTCTAACCAAAAGTTTGCTGATTTGCTAACTAAACTGGGGGTAGTTCCCCCTATGAAAATATCTGCTAGAACAGGAAAGGAAGCATATGCGTTTGCCAAAACAGATGAAGAGTTCAAGTCTTTGCTCGAACATCCCGACCCAACAGTCCAAGTCCTTGTCTCAGCAAGGCTTGGAAACAAAACAACTCTTGAAGAAACTCGCACTCAAAGGTTCATGGATATCGCAAACCGAGGAAAATTACCAGTCCCGATTAAATATTATGCGGCTCACACAGGAAGATGGGGCGGAGACGACAAGATAAATCTGCAGAACCTACCTAGTCGTGGAGTCAATGGCAACAAGCTAAAGAAAGCTATTCAGCCTCCTCATGGGTATGTAATTATTGATTGCGACTCCTCGCAGATTGAGGCTAGGGTGGTGGCTTGGTTGTCAGGACAGAACGACTTACTAGAAGCTTTTGAAAAGGGCGAAGATGTATACAAAATCATGGCTTCAGCTATATATGGGAAGAACGAGAGCGAGATTAACTCGGAAGAAAGGTTTGTTGGTAAAACGACCATACTTGGATGTGGCTATGGCATGGGCGCTAAGAAATTCCAAACGCAACTTAAGACATTCGGGATTGATATTGAGGAAGGGGAAGCGAATCGTATCATCAGTGTTTACAGGCAGACATATGCAAAGATTCCTAAACTGTGGACACAAGCACAAAGATGTATAGAGGCGATGCTTACAGGGCAAGCGGCAGACTTTGGTGTAGTAGCCGCAGTTGAGTTTGACCCTACTATGAAGGGTTTTCTATTACCTAGTGGGTTGTGGCAAAAATATGACACGTTAGAAAAGATTATTGACCCCGAAGGAAAGACCCAATATCAGTATAAAACTCGTAAAGGTGCGGTTAAAATCTATGGTGGAAAGGTTGTAGAGAACCTATGCCAAGCCGTTGCTCGTTGTGTGATTGCTGAACAGATGCTAAAGATATCTCAAAGATATCAGGTGGTGTTAACAGTCCATGATGCGGTGGCTTGTATTGCACCTGAGTCAGAGGCACAGAAGGCTAGAGAGTATGTGGAGAGTTGTATGCGTTGGAGACCTGATTGGGCTAAGGATTTGCCTTTGAACTGTGAGTCGGGTATGGGTAAATCTTATGGAGAATGTTGATGAGAAGATGGAACGTAATGTGTAACGTAGAAAAAATAGTAGTGAATGTGGATAAATATATGGGAGAGTTACACACTCCCGAATTAAACTACCCCGATATGAGTAGCACTATTAAATGTTTTAAAAACATAGACCCCGAAATAAAACGTATAGACGTATATGTGGGAGAACAACCCGATATGTCGTATGTAAAAGAAACGGATGGTGGATGGATGGCTTTGAAATGGGAGACAGCGTGAACGAAAATGATTTGAGGGATTGCTTTGCTATGTTTGCAATGATGGGTGTTATTGTAAGAGGCGGTTTACATCCCGAACTTATGCCCGAAGATTGTATTGCTAGAAGGTCTTATGAACTAGCAGATGCTATGCTCGATGCAAGAAACAAAGAATCAGAAGAAGGTATTGTGGCAATTAAAAAGAGAGTGAGGAAAACTAAATGAATAACTTTTTAAACAATGGCAAGGTGTTAATTGGTTCTAGGTATGATGAGAATCCGCTTAAGCCTAGATATGTAGAACGAGACCCCGATATGCTTGAGATTCAGAAATGGTTGATTAACGACCCCGAAAGATTACGTCTTGAGTATTGGTGCGATATGTTTTACAAGGTAGCAACGGGTCTTGTTGTAGCAGTAGTTGTTTTAATGTATGCAAAAAACTAGTATGAGATACGTTATCAAAAACGAAGACGGCGAAACTATGCGAATAGTAGGTCGTCAGGAAGAAGCCCAAGCTATATGCGCACTACGCAAGGGCTGGACATATAAGTGTGTGCGTAATCCTAAACCAGTATATACATTTGAGGAGGCATTGATTTAAGTATGGATATTTCATTAAAAATTACTAAGGAGAACAAGGATGGTTCGGCTGATGCTGTCGTTAACTTCGACAAACAAGGACTTGAAACCCTTGTCCAATGGGGGCTT